ACGGTATATACTATTGAAAGACGTGGCACTCAAAATAAGAAAAAAGAAACACACGTTAAAGTAGATGTTGATTTTTATACTGAATCAGAAAATTTAAATGGAGAAGAGCGTAGTGAGACAAATAAAAATATTCGTCGTTACTTAGGTACATATGATGATTTTATTTTAACTGCATTTTCGTTGCAAGCTGACAACAATAATTTTATTGAAAAGTCTCAACGAGAAAGAAAAGACTTGCTATCGCAATTTTTAGATATTACAGTATTTGAACAACTTTACCAACTTGCTGCAGATGAAATTAAAGAAACTGCAGGTAAATTGAAAGAATACAAGAAAACGGACTTTGCACAAATTATAATAGAAGCTGATGCTATTATAAATGAAAACCATGATACTATTCAAGCATTAGAAACTGAAGAAGATAAATTGCAAGAATATAGAAATGACTTACAAAATCGAATCGTTGAACTTATTGAATCTAAACTTCCAACTACATATGATGGTCCAGATATTAAAATATTAGAACAACAAGAAACTGTATTAGTTGATAAAATTGAAACGTTACAATCTGATATTGAAACGGCAGAACAAACAATTTTTGAATTGAAGCAACAAAATGCTTCACAAAAGTCTCTTATTCAATCTCAATACAATTTAACAGAAATACAAACAAATATTGAAACGCATAAAAAACTAATTGAACAGCATAATGATATTAATGCGCGCATAAAAGAACAACAAGGAATAATTGATGCAAAAGAACGAAAAATTAAGCATCTTGAATCTCATGAATATGATCCGAACTGCAAATACTGTACATCTAACGTTTTTGTGCAAGATGCAATCGAAGCCCAGGATACGATTGATCAAGATAGAGCAATATTAACAGAATTAGAACGACAGTTTGATGAATTAGAAACAGAAATAGAATTAGTTTCAATATATCAAGTTCAATATGATGAATTAACACAATATTCTCAGACTATTAAATCAACAGCAACTAATATTGAACGAAAAGAACTTCAACTACAACTTGCAGAATCTGAATTACAAACTCGAGAATCTGAATTAGAAACGGTATTAGAACGACAAGATTTATTTAGAAAAAATGAAACAGCAATCAGCCATAACAAATTAATTGATACTAAAATTACTTTATGTAAAGATGATATTGAAATGTATACGGAAGACATAAAAGAAATTCAATCACAAATTAAATCACTCTTCGGCGCAATTGAAGTTGCAAAAACTAAACGCAGCACAGCAATGACGCAATTAGATTCATATCGTCAACTTGAAACTGAATATAAAGCATATGAATATTATTTAGATGCAGTGAAGCGCGATGGCGTACCTTATGAAATAGTTGCAAAAGCTCTTCCTAAAATTGAATCTGAAATAAATAATGTACTCAATCAAATAGTTGATTTCAATATGGTATTGAATACGGATGGTAAAAATATTAATGGATATATTATTTACGATGAAGATAACTATTGGCCATTAGAATTAACAAGTGGCATGGAACGATTTATTTCATCTTTAGCAATTCGCATAGCACTTATCAATGTATCTGCATTACCTCGTCCAAATTTTATTGCAATTGATGAAGGTTGGGGAAGTTTAGATTCAGAACACATCTCATCAGTAGTAAATTTATTTGATTATTTCAGAACTAAATTTGATTTCTCAATTATTATTTCACACGTTGATTCTATGCGTGATATGGTTGATAATTTAATCGAAGTAAACAAGACAAACGGTTTTAGCCAGATTCATCACTCGTAATATTTATATAAAAGAATATATCGTGCATGAAACGCAAAGAAGCTGTTTATAGAGGTTTAGAGTTTATTGATGTTTATTTTAATGATACATCAGCAACGTCGACGGAATATTTTCAAATATCTGAATTTCCATTACGATTAACTTCAGGAAAAAATCTATTTAAACTTCGAGGACATCCCACGAATTTAAAAGTAGGCGGCGTTTTAAATTTTGAAGTTTTAGATTATAATGGTGTTCCTATATATTCGCAAGTTATTGATTATATTGATGAAGATAAAAGTCGCGTAATTGCAATTTATGTGTATGAAGATACATCTCCTGGTGATTGTACTATTACATTATTAGCAGAAGCATCTACTATTAATGGTTTACCAGTGCCACAAGAATGGCAAGGCCGGGCGAATGTTAAATGGACTAAAACAATACCAGTTAATCCAAATGTTTCAAATACGTCGGAAATTATTTTTGAACAAGAACCTATAGTTACTGTACAAGAATTAATTGGAGTACAATTAGATAGAACATTTCCTGGAGGAGTTCAGTTTCCTACATACTCAACAGGTACTGTAAGATTCTTTTCATATAACAATCAGCCGGCAGTAGAAATACAAGGAGGAACATTTACAAGTGATATGTCTACAGGGACTATTACCGTTACAACTCCGATTAATCCTACGCCTACGCCTAATTACAACATATCTACAACGCCATATGTATCTACGATTAAAAAGATATTAAACCCAACAACGGCTTTATTAGATCGAGAATATACGGTTTTAAGTAGCCAAAGTATATTTCCTCATACATATAATGAATTTGCTAATTCGTCGTTTTCATTAACATATGAAGTAACCCCAACATATGTTGAAACAGAAAATTCTCAATCATTTGCATTTATCGAAGTACAAGGTTTAGAGCCAGCAACTGGCGATGTTTCTAGAGTTAAAGTATTTACTAATAATAACGGTACAGTTGGAACATGGGAATTAGTTAATGATATTGAATTAGAAGAAACAGAAATATTTGTTCCTAGTACATCATCATTATATCCAGATAAATCAATAGGAGTATTTACATCTCAAAGTATTATCGATACATATTGGCAAGGTAAATCATATAATGGAACCCAAATATTAGCTCCTGCAACATTAACATGGACGACTGCTTCTATAGAAAATGGAATGTTAATTACATCTAGTTCACTAAATTTAGATGCAACAAATCAAGTTTTAATAGCACAAATTAAATCTAATTATGCTGGAGTATTTTTAGCAAGTTCTTCTTATAAAGTATCATTAGATGCAATTGGAACATCGATTAGTAATGAACCTGCAAAATTATCTATATATTTATCTGGTAGTAGTTTTGTACAAAATACCACTGATATATTTAATCAAGAATTTTCTACTAAGTTAGGAAAACGGGTAGGAGAAATAACAATTGCAGGAACTCAACAACGTTTTGATGATAAAACATTTAGTTTTGAAGCAGACAATTCCGGCAATGCTACGTTATTATTAGTAGTAGAAGCTGGCCAATGGATAGTATCAGATATACATGTTACATCAGATAATGATGCTGGATATACTCCTAATTACACAAGAATTAAATCTTATATAAATACAACACATAAAATTAACAATCAGATTAATTTTAAAGTTGAATATTACAATGTTAATGGCGAAAAGAGCAAACAAATATCATATGTAAATAACAAAGATTGGCAAGGCGGTAATCGTTATATCGATGGCGATTATTCAATGCTTACTGGTTCATTGTATGTTGCAGATTCATTGAATAGCGGAGTAGCAATTAGTGGATATCCTAATTCTGGATTTGTAAGATCATTAGGATATGAAGGCTTCGATGCAGGATTTCCAGGATTCTTATTATGGTCCGGATCAGCTATGCCAGGCCAAACATCTAAAGGACAACCTTATTCAGGCGTTGGTTTAGAACTTTATGCTAATACTGCAAGTTATTTTAGATATGCAACTTCAGGTTCAGAAATTGATGTTCGAACAGACAAATTCTTTTTTGGAAATCCATTAACAACATTTATAAGTGGTAGTAATGGTTTATTACAAATATCTTCAAGTAACTTTCATTTAAAAGCAAATGGCGATGTAACAGCTAGTAATGCAGATATAGCCGGCGTTGCTCAAGCAAATGTCATTCGACAAAAATCAGTAACAATTACTTCAGCAAATTCAGCATCATATTTACAACCGTTAGGTACCGGTCTTGTTGGAGATCCTTTTCTTTATAATTTACGTTTAGATGGAGCATTAGGCGGACAACAAATACAGCGAGTGATATTTGATGTAGATATACCATTTAGTAGACCTTTAGCAGGATTTTATTTGCCGAATATTACTACAGGGCAATCTGGATTTGTATACATTGAAATAGCAGTAAGTCGATCAGTTCATATTGATGATACAATCGGTGATATGGGAGCTGCAGCAAAATAAAGTATTATATGGGAAGAGTAAAATTACAACAAGGCGGCGTTTATACGATAACTACTCAAGGCAATACTAGCACTACGCCTAGGTCTATGACTGGAACAGAAGAAATTTTTGAAAAAACGTTTTTAGAAGGCATAAATAATACTGGCTCAATGAAAATTGGCAAATATATAGAAACATCAAACCCGACATATACACCAACTACAACTGATACATTTATTGCCGTGAATACAACATCAAATGCAGTAACTGTAGTATTACCGGCTGCAAACATTGCTGGAGTTGGTAGAATTTTTTATATAAAAAAAATCGGCGGCGCAAACACATTAACACTTAATCCATCTGGTACAACACCGATTGATGGAGCTTTAACAAGAGCTACAACAGATGCATCGTCATCGATACAATTATATTCAACTGGCGATACTACAAAAGGATATTATATAATATCTGCATATGGTTCTTGGACATAATATATTTATATAAAACGGAAACACGATGAATAAAATAACAGTTTTATTTCCTGGCGGATTTAAACCTTTAACGGGAGCACATTTAGCATTAGCACAACGCTATGCTCAACATCCCGAAGTGGAACGAGTAATTCTTTTAATTGGTCCAAAAGAACGAGAAGGTATTACTAGAGATAAAACTATTGAATTATTCAATATTTTAAATTCAAATCCTAATGTAGAAATACAACCTACTGAATTTAATTCTCCTATCATGGCTGCATATGAATATTTATTTGCACTGCCGGAAGATGCAATAGGTCGATATGCCATGGCTGCATCAACTAAAGGAGATGATTATGTACGTGCAAAAGATTTTGTTCCTAATGTTGATAAATATATTACAATTGGCGACAAAAAAGGTCGACAAATGCCAGCTGGGATTGATGCAACGGAATTAAGTGTAGACGTCGATCCATTAGCATATAAAAATGGAGAACCTATTTCCGCAACCGTAGTAAGAAATGCATTAGCATCAGACAATTACGAAGCATTTCGAGCATCATATCCAAATAATAATGATGCTGAAGTTAAAAATGCTTGGCAAATACTTAAAGGTGTTCAAGAAGCTGCTACATTTTCTAAAGATTGGTGGACGAATGAATTGCAAGAAGAAATTGAAGAAGTATTTGCAGCTACAATGAATAAAGCTGAAACTCAACGACATAAAAAGAAAATTAATAAACTAAATAAATTTTTAGATCGTCAAGGTGATGAATCATTTGTTTATGATTTTGATGAATTCCCGAAAACAGTGATGGGCGCTGTTTTAACTGAAGGAGGCGCTGCAGGACATATGGCACATCCATATGACGACCATGGATTAACTTTCAATGATATTAAAGAAATTATTTCTCGCGGATTAGAAGGACGTTTAGATATCGAAGCAGCGGTTACTGAAAAGACTGATGGTCAAAACATTCAAGTTACGTGGAAAGACGGACAAATCGGATTTGCTAGAAATAAAGGTACTGTAATTAATCCAATGTCAGTGCAAGAAATTCAAGCAAAATTTGATAATAGAGGCCCTATATCAGATGCATTCGGAGGTGCAGCGGAAGATTTATCTGAAGCATTTAATAAAGTTAATCCAGCTACTCTAAATCAAATATTTAAAAATGGCCGCGTATTTGCTAACATGGAAATTATTTATCCTGCAACTAAAAATGTTATTTCA